CCGCCCTGATCAACGATTTTTCCGGAGCGGTCGGGGTGAAACGCGGGGTCAAGGAAAAGAACGGCCAGGACGTGACCGATATCGCCCTGATCCACGAACAGCCAAAAGATGACGGCAAGAAGATCCCGCCCCGCAAACTCTGGAAACCGACCTTCGAGGAAATGAAGCCCTCGATCGTCAAAGCGCTGAAGGGCATCGCAATCGAGGTATTCAAACGATGAACAACGCCTGCCGCACATATCTGACTGCCCGCCTGGAGGCACTCGCGCTGCCCGGAGGTGTCCATCCCTATGCGGCGGGTGATGAGGATCATCCCGGCAATATATTCTTTGAGGAGATCCCCCTGGACTTCCTCAAGGATAATGACTACGCCGCCTGCTGCCTGCAACTGCGGGACGCCAGTACGCGCCACGGTAAATTGATCGCCAAGGCGCGCAACGCGGGAAAAACCGCCTACAGTTTCACCCGCCGGCGCTACCGTCGCGAGGTAACGTACCGATGTCTGCTGTACGCCGCCCAGGCAGTAGAGCTATGGGGCAGCGGTACTGCCGGGCTGGTCGAGCAGCTGCAGCAGTCGATCGCCGCCAACAAGATCATTTCCGGAAGCGACAACAGCGCTATTCGCATCGATCCCCAGGACGCCGCCCGTCCCTGGGATTCGGATGTAGAACAGCAACGCCAGTTGCGCCGGCCACGCCTGGCGATCGTCAGAGCGCAGTTCAGCGGCGGTATCCAGGTAATCGAAGAAATGCCGATCATCCCCAGCGTGGAGATCGTGCCGCATATTCATCATCTGTAACCAATCACAGGAGCAAGGGGAGGCACCATGGAAGCAACCGATGCAGCAGACAACAAGGACACCATCAAGGACACCAAACAGCCATCACAGCCGCCCAAAAGGACGGCAACGTCGATGGTGGCGCAGCATCCGCCCGTAGACGGCACGCTGCAGCCGCTTGAAAAGCTGGCGGCCGAGTGCGGCATGCCTGCCCCGGCCCTGGCCGGCATGTGCCGCGCCAAGGGGTGGGCCGAGGGTAAACAGGTCACCGCCACCGAATTCGAATCGGCCATGACCGCCTATATCAAACGTCCCATGGGGAGCGGCCGGGGTTAATTCCCGTCAAATCATGAGTAAGGAGAATCACTATGAAAGATGTATTTGAATTTCTTGTCGACGGCACTTCCGGAATCTCTCCGGGTGGCGTCGAAGGCAGCTGCATCGTAACCGGTGTCTGCTCCGTGGGCGTGGTCGGGCGGGGCTATCTGCTCGGCAAATCGTCCAACCTGGAAGGGCTGCTCGGCGTCGGGCCGCTGGTCGATCGGCTGCGCGATGTATTCGCCACCGGCGGGCAGGGTCCGCTGGTGATCGCCGTTCCGGTTGCCGGTCTCCCCGGCGGCTACATGACCCCGCTGGAGCATGTCGGCGCCGGTCCGGTCGCAGCCCTGAGCGGCGCCGCTCTCGATAACGCCGATGCCGTGGTGCAGATCGTGGTGGGCGGCGCGTTGGGGGTAGCCACGTACAAGCTGTCCGTGGACGGCGGCCTCACCTGGGGCGTTACCGGTCCAACCCCGGCAAACGGGCAGATCGCCATTGCCGAAACCGGCGTTACCATTGTCCTGTCCGCCGGTGTGCACGTGGCTGATGATACCTACACCACCCTGGTTCGCGCTCCGATCGGCCCGGTCACCAAGGTCGGCACCGGCCCCGATATCACCGTAGCCGGCACGATCAAGGCCGCTGCCGATGTGCAGCTGGTAATCATGTCCGCCGGAGCCCGCAATGTCGGCACATATATGATGTCTCTTGACGGCGGCGATTCCTGGGGCGGTATCCGGACGATTCCGGTCGATGGCCTGATCGATGTCGGTACCACCGGCGCGGTCATAACATTCCCGGCAGGCGCAGCGGTTGCCGGTGATACCTATACGTTTCAGATCCTCGCCCCGGCGCCGAGCGTTTCGGCTGTCCTGGATGCCCTGGAAACGCCGTTGTCGCTCTACGACATCGAATTCGTGCATGTGGTCGGACCGTCCGATTCCAGCGACTGGACCGCCCTGGGCGTTCAAGCGGACCTGTTGTGGGCCGCCCATCGTCCGACCTTCTTCCTCGCCGAAACGCGCATCCCGTATGAAGACGAGACGATCGACGAATGGACCGCCGCTCTTGTCCTGGAGCGCCAGACCTTCGCCCATCGCTTCGTTGCCGTGTGCGCCGCCTTCGGTGAAGTTTCGGACAGCACTGGCCGCCGCATTACCCGTAATGCCGCCGGTCTGGCCGCCGGTCGCCTGCTGGCCATTCCGGTCATGCGTGCCCTGGGCAGGGTGCGTGACGGCAACATTGCGCCGCTGGCATTGCCCAGCCTCTATACCGAGGCGCATCAGTCAACACTGGAAACCGCCGGGTACATTACCGCCAGACACTATGCCGGGCTCTCCGGAATATACTGGGGCGATGAGCGGACCATGGCCGATGTCACCAGCGATTACCAGTATCTGACCGTACTGCGGGTGGTCTTCAAAGCGGTGCGCAAGGCGCGTATCGCCGCGCTCAAATCGATGTATGACGAAGCCGGTGATCCGATGCTCGGTGTTTCCGCCTCCGGACTCGCCTATTTGAAAACCAACATCGAGACGGCGTTGGATACCCTGGTCAAGGCTATTCCCCAGGAAATGGCCGCCTACGAAGTCGAGATTCCCGACGGTCAGGATATCGTCAACAACGGCGTTGCCGTTGAGATGACCCTGATCGGCATTCCGATCATCCGCACGATCAAGCTGTTCGCCAGCTACGTCTATGCCGGCGGCGCCTTCGATCCCCGCTTGAAACAATAAGCACCTATCCCCCGACCCCCTCCCGAACATCGGGAGGGGGTGATTAAGGAGACAACCATGTCTGTGAACGGCAATCTGTACGATTGGGAATCAATTGAAGTTCAGCTCCCCAACGGGGTCGCGATCGGTATCACCAATATCGACTATGACGACGAACGCCCCATTGAGGAACGCTACGGCAAGGGGAGCAAACCCCGTGGCTTCGGCCGCAAAAACTACAAAGCCAGCGGCAAGATGGAGCTGGATCTGGACGAAGCGGAACGCCTGCGCGTCGCCCTGGGCGGCTCGGTATACGGCGGAGAATTCCCGATCGTCGTATCCTATGCCACAACCGGCCTGCCCACGATCACCGACACCCTGCCCCAGTGCAAGATCACCAAAACCGGCACCGGCGGAAAACAGGGCGATGATAACGTCGGGCAGCGCAAGTACGATTTCAAAATCATCACGCCGATCAAGTGGGGCGGACGTCCCGCACTGTAGTAACCCTCTCCGCTAAGGGAGGCAAAAACACACCGCCATCAAAGGAGTTTTGACATGTCACAAACTACACCCGCCGTAAAATTGCCCCAGCAGGTACTGGACGCCCAGGCCGCCGGTAAAACCGTACTGCAACTGACCGGCGATGACGACAAAGCCTATTTTTTCACCAAGCCGGGCCGTCAGGAGATCGAGCGGTTCATCGGCACCGCCACCAAGGGTAAGGCCGCGCAAGCCGCCAAGAACCTGGTTCTGGAAATGGCACTCTTTCCGACCTCCGATCAGCTTATCCAGGAATACAATGAAAACCCCGGCACCATGGTGGCGCTCAACAATGCGCTGCAGGCCAGTGTCGGCATGAATCAGGATTTCGTTACAAAAAAGCTGTAGATCTCCGCGAGGAGATCAAGGGCAACTTCGTTACCCAGATGGCGGTCATGGTTCGGCATTATCTGCATATCGAACCATCCGCCGATCTGGATGAGCTGACGCGGCAGCACGCGGAGGCGACATGGATCGAGGAGCGGCTGCAGATAATGATGACCAACGCGGTGGCTAAAGGGATGGGTGGACAATAATGGAATCGATCTTCCAGCTCGGCATATTGTTGAGGGTGATGGACATGGTCTCGGGACCGATCCAGACCATTGCCCGCAATATCGATACCCTCTCGGCCAAGGCCGAGAAGCTGCAGCCGGTGTTTGCCAAATTCCGCGATTACGGTACCTGGATTGCCGGTGCCGGGGTGGCGGGGGCGCTGGGACTCAGCGTTGCCGTGACCCAGTTCGCCAACCTGGAGGAAGCACAGCTGAATCTGCGCACGTTGCTGATGGACTCCACCGGTCAAGTCGGGGCGGAATATGGCAAGCTCAACACCCTGGCCGAATCTCTGGGAACATCTCTGCCCGGTTCTACTAAGGACATGCTTGAAATGTTCACTGCCCTTCGCGAGCAGGGAGTGCAGACAAATGTGATTCTAGGCGGCATGGGTGAAGCATCCGCAAAATTCGCGGTATTGATGAAAGTCCCCTTTGCACAAGCAGCTACCCACGTCGCCAAATTCACCGAAGCGCTCGGCATTGCCGACAAGGAAGCCGTGCCCTTCATGGATATTTTGCAGCGGCTGAAAGGCGCGGCGGGAGTCAACGTCAGCGACATGTCCGAATCCTTGAAATACATGGGTTCAACCCTGAAGTCATTGCGTGTTCAAGGATTGGAGGCAGGACGGGACGTAAGCGCCGCAATTGGTCTGATGGCTACGTCCAGCATAGAAGGCTCCCAGGCCGGTACAAACTTTGCCCAGGCATTAAGTCGGTTTGCCGAAGTCGGTAGCCGATTAGGCGGCAAGAAAATGATGCAGGAAATAGCGCCACTGCTTAATGCCAAAGGGATCAAGCTCAACCTGTTTGACACCGGCGGTAATTTTGTCGGCATTCGGGCCATGATGGGCGAGATGGAAAAACTACGGAAGCTCAATCCCCAGAATCAGTTGCTGGTGTTGTCAAAGTTGTTTGGAACTGAAGCGTCCCGACCTCTATCGGTATTCATCAACCAGGGGGTATCCGGTTTTGATCAGATGCTGCTGAAGATGAAAAATCAGGCGGACATGCAGACCAAGATCAACGAGATCATGTCCGGCGCAAAAATGCAGTGGGAAACCCTGACCGGGACCGTGGCAAACGTTGTGGCCCATATCGGCGGTGTCGTGACCAAATCAGCCGGCCTGGTCGGTATCATGAAGACGGTCAATAATCTGGCCGGGAAATTAGACAGTTGGATTGTGGCCAATCCCCAGACCGCCGGTATCATCGCCGGAGTTGCCATTGCCCTGACTATCACGGCCCTGGCGGCGGGCGGCCTGTTATTGACGATCGGCATCATGGGAGCCTTGGTGACCAAATCCATTGTCGGTTTCGGTATGCTGGTGCAAGCAGTAGGACTAAATCAACTGGCTGTAACCGGTCTAATAGGCAAATTAAGCTCTTTGTCGGCTGCTGGAATGTGGGCATGGATAAAGACTGCTGTTTCGGGTATGTGGGCATGGGCAAACTCCATGAATACGGCTGCAATACCGGCCTTGCGAAATATGGCAATCGCAACGTGGCGTTTTACTCTGGCAGTACTGGCAAATCCGTTAACGTGGTGGGTTGTTGGTATTGCTGCTGTTATTGCGGGAATGGTCTGGCTTTACAAACATGTTGAAGCTGTAACGACAGCAGTCGATTTCCTTGCATTTGCCATTGGGTTGGGATTGGGATTTGCCTTTAAAGCCATTGTAGGGCTCTACCAGATTATCAGCCAGCCGATTTTAGCCATACAGGCACTCTGGTGGTTCCTCGGAGAGTTTTTCAAAAACTACAATGCGTTCAAGTTTTTGGCCGATGTCATCAAAGAATTCGCCGGGAAAATGTTTGCTTGGGGTGTCGGATTTCTTATGGGGTTTGTCAATGGCATCAAATCAAGGACGTTAGCAATAGTTGGGGCAATAGTCGGGGTTATTTCCGGAGCCGGCCAAATTCTGGGCCGCATTAACCTGTTTACGTCTGGAGCACGGATCATTCAAACCCTAGTTGCCGGTATTAAATCGGTAGCCATGGCACCGGTGCAGGCCATAACCGGTATTTTCGCCAAGGTGCGCAACCTGCTTCCGTTCAGTGATGCCAAGGAAGGGCCGTTGTCGCAGCTGACCCTCTCCGGATCACGGATCATGTCAACGTTGTCCGACGGCATTATCGGCGCCGCGCCCGGTCTGCATCAGACCATGGCCGGTGCATTGGCCGGGGCTGCTCTGGCCACCAGCATCGCGGTGACTCCGGTACCGGCATTAGCCGATATGGCGGCTACCAAGGCAAACATGGCCGCGCCGCAGGCTTCTTCGCTGCTACCCGCTGCCGTTACCGCATTGCCAGCAAACCCGGTAGTGCCTCCGGCAATAACCGCATTACCGGTTCCCGTGCCGATGTCCCAGGCCCATCCGGTTGCCGGGTTACCAGCCGCTCCGGTCATGCCTTCGGCTGTAACCGCGTTGCCCGCTCCCTCGGCATTGCCTCCGGAGATACCGGCGATCACGTTGCCACCAGCAGCGGTATCCACCCCCCAGCAAGCTGCCGCGCCCCGTCCGGCTGCAGCAGTTACGGCGGCGGCATCAGCAGGCAAACAAGTCACCATCCAGTCATTAACGGTGCAGATCAACAGCGTTGCCGACGCTAACGATTTCATCGCGCAGCTGCAGTCTCTGGTGGAGGGGCACGATGCCTGATGTACCATCGCTGATATTTGATGATGGATTTGTTTACCTGGGTGGTGATCTACTACCCGGAATACTGCGGAACCTTTCGATTCGCGGGTCCGTGCGTTATGACCAATCCCATCACGATAACATGAGCGGAAAATCAAAAACCGCGCTGGGATGGGAAGATGCGGGTATCACTCTGACGCTGGATCTGCTCTGTGATAAAGATGGTGACTGTTATGCCAAACTGCTGTCGATCAACAAAATATTCAAAGGGGCAACGCGCAAAAACACTACCCCAAAGATTTACACCGTATCCGGTCGGCACCTAAACTCGCGGGGCATTGCCCGCGTAGTTTTCGATGGTCTCGACTCGACCGAAACCGACGATGACGATGTGATCCAGGCGCAATTGACTTTTACCGAACATCTCCCTGCGGTGATCAAACATGAGCAACGTTCCGCCGGTACAAAAGCTGGCGCCGCCCCGGCTGTTACCGCCAAACAGCCGACCGCCTCACCAACAATCACCAGCGATTCAACGAATCCTTTTGTTGCCGGATACCGCTCGGGGAGAAGCTGATGGAACTCTCGGCGGTCCGCATTGACATTACGATCGGCTCTCTGCAGGTGCAACGTGCGCCGATCTGGTGGATCGAATCTCAGAGGCACTATCCCCTGGGGCGGTGCGGTCTGACCCTGCCAGATCCCCACGGCGAGCTGTACAACGCGATTAATCCGGATGACGTCGTTACCATCACGTTCGGGTACCGGGGCGAAGTCCTGGCAGAGTGGCATGGCACGGTAGCGACCAGGGTGCCCGGCAAAACGATTGATCAGCTGGAAGTCAGGGTGATCGATTTAGCCAAGCCGCTGGATACCGTCAAAATAAAGCAGGCATGGGAAAACGAATCTCCGGAGGCAATAGTCACCTGGGCGATTCGTCAAACCGGCCTGAAGGTCGGCAAGATCGGCGAGACCGGCATGCTGCTCCCCCGTTTTTCCGCCGCAAACATCCCGGTATGGCAGCTGATTCAGCAGGTACAGCAGAGCACGCGCAGCGCGTTTGCCCTGGACATGAGTAAGTGGGCGTTGTGGCTGGGTAAGGACGGCGTCAACTGGGGGGATTTTGACGAGCCGGGAGACGTGGTCACGATCGCCACGCCCGACAACCTCATCATACACGATCCAACCGACTGGACCATTGGCCGCGCCCTAATCGAGACAGTATTGACCCCGGACCTGACCCATTCGCGCCTGGTTCATTTGAAAGACGATCGCCGCCAGATTGACGACACCTATCGCCTGCAGCGTGTCCGCCATGAAGGGACTCCGGACAAGATCCGGACCTTTGTCTGGTATGGGAGAGAAAATGGGTAACGGTCCGAGCGTAGATCTAAAACACCTGCTGAAGCGGGTTGTGGAGCTGGTAATGCCGAACCTTCGTCATTACTACCGTCCGCCGCGCAAGGGGCGTGTGGTCAAAGCGTATGCCAGTGACGGGCAGTATTGGTCGGACGTGCAGCCGCTCCGGAACGATGACAGCGACGATGCCAACGAGCCGATTATCACCCGGATCGAGATCCCCATCCTCTGGGGCGGCCCGGATCGCGGCGTTGTCTGCCCTCCCACGGTCGGCACGTTGTGCGATATCACTTATTACGACGGCGATCCCGATTATCCCCGCATCAGCAATTTCCGCTGGGCTAAAAACATGGCGCCAAACTGTGAGCTGGGGGCATTCATCATCCAGCAGAGCCCGGAGGTCTATATCAAGATCAGTGCCGGCGGAAATATCATTCATACCACTTCTGCCGATCGCATCAACGATATCGGCGGATCAAAAACAGAAACCGTGGGTGGGAGTTGGAATATCGGTGTGACCGGCCCGGCCACCATCACTGCTCCGACCGTAACCATTGTCGCCTCTGAAAAAGTGGCGATGACTACCCCTCTGCTGGCCGTTACCGGCGCTATCACCGCCGGGCTCAATATCACCGCCACCGGCAATGTTGCCGATGCCGGAGGTACCAAAACAATGGCGGCCATGCGCACGATATTTAACACGCACACTCATCAGGAACACGGCGACGGCGGCGGAATCACTGATCCAACGACAACGGGGATGTAATGATAGATCTCTTTGGCCAGGACATAAAACTGGACGATCAACGGCAGGCCATGGTGGCCGCCAACGGCGAACTGGTATTGACTGCCGGTGTTGAAACCGGTGTCCAGGATGTACGCCTCCGGATCATGAGTCCCCTGGGTGAATTGTTTTACGATATCGACTTCGGCAGCCTCTGCCATGAGTATTTTCTCGACGAACTCTCTCCCGGGAGAACCGCCGATTTTGAGGCGGAAATCGAGCAGCGTCTCGAGGAGGATCCCCGCGTGGTTTTCGGTACCGCGACCTGCAGCGTCATCTCGACCAACGAGCACGGCTTCACCGCTACTGCCGCCTGGGAATTCATTGATGAGGATCATCCCTTTAACCTGGTCTTTACCTACGATGCCTCCAAAAAGGAGATGGTGATTAAAGATGTCAATCCAAGAACTGCTCTCTAGGACTCTCGACCAAATACGTCAAGACATGTTTGACCGCCTTGCGGCCAAGCAGCAAGAATATGCCGCGGCGGGATGGCTGCCGATCCAGCTGAACCTCAATAAGGGCATAGCCCGTGGCCTGATCGAGTTGTGGTGTTGGGGACTGTGGCAGCTCTATCAGTTTCTGGCCATCATTCTGGCCCAGGCGATTCCGGACAGCGCCACCGGCCTCTGGCTCGATCTGCATTGCCGCCAGGTCGGCATTACGCGCAAGCCGGCCACCAAGGCCCGCTTCACGGTCTATTTCTACCGGGCTGCCACTGTCGGCAATGTCCCGATTCCTGCCGGACGGGTGATACGTACCCGCCCCGACGGTACCGGCGCCATTTACCGTTATATAAATGCCGCGGCCGCAATCATTCCGGATGGGGCTCTTGAGGTGGCGGTGGAAGTGGAGGCGGAAGAATACGGCGCCGGTGCCAACGCCAGTTCCGGCCAAATCTGCGAGATATCCACGGTTATACCGGGTGTGGATGGGGTCATAAACCGGATCGGCGGCCTGATCAGCGAGGGAGCCGACGCCGAGACGGATGAGCCGCTGCGCCTCCGCTATCAGTTGGCCTGGAAGCGCTTGAACGGCTGTACAAAATACGCCTATCAGGCGTGGGCACTGGAAGTGACCGGCGTGTCGCGGGTAAAAGTGCTTGACCAGCATCCGCGCGGCGAAGGCACGG